CTTAGCCTGGTTTCTTGGTATACCGGCCATATCAGCTACTAACTGATGGAAATCCGCAGACTCATCTTGGTATGCTCTAATAAATTCGTCCGCACCCGTAAATTCAGCATTAACCGAAGCGGCATAGTGGGCCACTAATCTAGGTTCTTGTTGAGAATAATCAAAACTACCCCATTGTCTACCTTCTTCTGGTAAGAATAAGGATCTAATTTTATCTCCAAACTCTTTATTTCTTGCAGGTATTTGTTGCAAATTAGGATTTGAATATGATAAACGTCCAGATACAGTTCCACCTTGGTCAGATCTTAACTGATTTATTTCAGAATGAATTCTACCTTTGTGGGTATACCTTAATATGGAGTCTATAAATGTTGAATGAAATTTATTTATTTCTCTTGCTTCTCTTATTAGTTGCGCTATCGGGTTATCACAGTTTACTAACCAGTTTTGGGTAAAGCTTGGTTCTCCGCTGACCGGTGTCCGTGGGTATTCCACCCCTAATCGATCAAAAGCTTGCGCGACCGATCTTCCGGCCCAAATATCTACGTTCATCGTAGTCTCTTGTTTTATTTTATGTAATACTTCTTTCTCTTTAATTTTAAATTCCTTTTTAAGTAGATGCGCTTTTTCAATATCAATTCGAATACCCCGTCTACGCATATCAATTAATATAGGAAGGAGTTCCATCTCCATCTCCCACACGTCCATTAGATTTTGTTTTACAATTTCGTTTTTAAAATATTGCCAAAGTTTTAAAGTCAGTGCCGCATCTTGTTCCGCATAATAACCAACATAACCCGCAGGCAATTTCCAAAGATCTCCCTTAGGGTCAATACCCCATTCTTTAGCTTTTTCATTTAAGAAAGTTTCATTTTTAAGCTCACCCAAATAATCTTTTGCGCAAGCATTTAAACTAAAACTATATCTATTCTCATTGACAATTGCGGCCGCAATCATGGTATCAACAATTTTACCACGTATCTCAAATCCGTTAATAAGCAACCAACCCACATCATAGCTAGCATTGTGAAATATTTTAGTAGAATTTGTTTTTAATATGTCTTGCATCCAAGCAGTTGTCATCGCAATATCCATATTACCTCCCGCATCGTGACCAATTGGGAAATACCATTGTTGGCCCAAAGCCGCTACAGCAAAGCCTACTATTTGTCCGTCAAACGTTGCCCAACCTGAACCATTCGTTTTAATATTTGGATCCTTAGTTTCTAAATCGATTGCAATTTCTTTAGCTTGAGATAAATCTGGATATTCTGAAGGGCATACCCAATCAGAATCGTTATATACAAAGTTTAACTGATGTGTCATTTTCTTCTTTCGTTTTTAAATTGTGTTTTTTACAGTAACAATCTCCACAGTAATATTTTTTATCTTCTATTATTACAGCATCCTTATTACATTGTTTACATTTATTTTTTCTTTTGTCCATCTTTCATTTTTAAAATTTCTAAATCACAATAATGTTTTATTTTTTCAAGATCCTCAATGCCGTTTTTATGTTTATATCGACATACATATTTAATAACATTACCTTGAAAAAAATTTAAATCATTTTTAGAAATAAATTCGTAGGGTTGTATCGTAAAAAATTTATAGTGACTCCCGCCTACTTGCCTGTCTTGAGGAAAAGCTTCCTCGAACATATTTTTACTTGTCATAATTAGCCTCGTATAGTTTATGATATTTCCCTAATGGAAAATTATATTGATGATGAGTGCCCAATAAGTGTAATGTGCCTTTTGATCTGGTAGCACCCGTATACCAAACCCGAAGTTCTTTTACTTTTTCTTTAAGATTTTTCTTTTCGTAATGTGATGGAAAGTTACATTTACTAGATAAAACAACATTATCTGCCTCTCCACCCTTAACTTGATGTATAGTATCTATAATAATTTTAGGTGGTTCACTTAAATTCACACCTTCTTTTATCATTTTTAAAAAATATTGTTTATCTTTTTCTTTAAATTTTCTTTTAAAAGTTTCTGTCCACGGGCCTTTTTCATCACGCATACCACATCGAAGATGTAATTCATCAAAGTTAAATACCTGTTGTGGATGAGCAAAGCTCCATTTTTTACTTTCTTGTGACCGGTAGCCGTGATCAATGTTTAATAAGTATTCATACATTATGCACGCTTCTTCTCTTGTGATACTGCCGCCCTCACAAATCTTTTCCCAATACTGAATTGCCTGGTATTGGTTCATGTCAAATGATTTATTGCCTTTTACATCTTGATAATACAAAGAAAGGTTTCTTGCTTCTTCCTGTAATTCTTTTTTAACATCGTTAATTCTAGCTAGTACAAGCCAACTACCTTCTAATTCCCAAGGTACTTTCTTTAAAGAGTTCCAATAATGAATAGAACCCTCTTTACCATTAGAATAAAACTCTTTTTCTACTCTATTGTTTTTCATTCCCTCTAATAAACATTTTGAAAAGAAATGAACATTCTTGTTTAATCGAACTGATTTTTTTAAAATAACATTTCTTCCTGGAAAATTTTGAAAGTATTCAACCTCGGCCCCGTTCCATTCATAGATAGCTTGATCATCATCGCCAGCAATATAAACTCGCCAAACATGTTTTGCAATTTTAACAACCATGTCCCATTGTAATGGTGTTAAATCTTGAGCTTCATCTACCATTAAAACTTTTATAGGTAAGTTCCCAGCATCATTAATAAATTTTTCTACCATGTCTGTGAAATCTAATCTGTCCGCTGTCCGTTGTCCGTTTTCCAATTCCATTGTTTTAAATTCCTCGTAGCCTGCAATAATAGACTTGAACTGTTGTAGACGCACCGCTTTTCTCGGTTGCTGTTTATATAACCAAACTGGATCTACCTTCATGTTTCGGGCCCTGTCGTAAATTTGTAACGACCAATTGTTATAAACTTTAGCCTCATCGTAGTCTTCTTTATAATTTACTTTAATGGTTCCATATTGTGTATGAAACATTAACATATCCGATTTAGGATCTAGCACCGGAATTTCACCAAACTGTTGTCTTGCTAAACTATGCAGGGTTCTAAAATAAGTGAAATCATCTTCATCATATTCTTTAAATTTTTTACGAATACGACTTACACATTCATCAACTGCTTTATTAGTAAATGAAATATAACAAATTTCTCCTGGAGAAATACCTTGTTTTAAAAACCTTTGTACTCTTCTAAGTAGGTTTTCTGTCTTTCCAGTTCCGGGTGGGCCAAATATTTTAATTGTCTTCCCACGCAGCTTTTTGCTTAACGAATTTGACATCTTTGTTTTTATGTTCCATTTGTTTAGGCAAAGCAACTAACCAATGACGCGACTCGATGCTTTGAAATTTCTTTTTAGGCACCGCTCCGCCTGCCTCTAAAAACTTAGTGCAATCTTTCTCCGACCAATTGTAACCCATTTTTTTCATAAACTTTCTAAAAGTTTCAAGCTTAAATCTCATTTCTACTTTATCAATCCAAATATTGCCGGAGTCTATTTGATCAAACTCTGTGGTATCTTCCACATCTTCTAGGAATTGAGATAGTCTGGAATTAAATACATCAGATTGTTCTTCATAAGCATCAAAACCTTCCATGTCTTGTTTATGATTTATTAATTCATCTAGCCAATCTCGATATGGGTCTGGATCTCTTTTAGATGGTTTTAAAGGTCGCCATACAATATCATAGTTTAATAACTGCTCTCCAAGTAATTGTTGTTGATATAATTGTTTAGTAGTCAATCGAACTGATTTACCTTGAATAGGTAATATCCAATAAGGTTCTGGATATGAGTTTACTTTAATTAATTTTCCAACATCTGGAATTGCTTCATTGGCCCCAATACCGTGTTTACGTCTTAGACAAGTGCTTGAAGAACAATGCATTCTAGCAATTGATGTTTTACATTTATAAGCATAGTCTTTGTTTTCAACACCTTTAAAAATGTTTTCTAATTCTTGTGGATGGAGTTTCTCATCACAAACTTTACTCATCATTTCTCGAGTCCAATCTTGATACATAACTGGATCTGGATTAATTTTTTTAGCTAATACCGCTACATTAAACATAGCATCATTTCTTCCCTCACCTTTTTTAACTTTGTTCTTCATAAAATTAACTACACAAGGCGGGTAATCTTTTGTTTCATCATCTTGAAACACTTTTAATTTTTTAAATTCTGCAGGAGTAAGTCTGTAATTAGATACAAACGCAAATAAATTTTCTAATTTGATGGAGTTACCATCATTGTCCATAGCCACACGTGTTGTCATGTGTGCTTTTTGATAAGGAAGATTTACAAAGTTTCCTTTTCTTTTTTTATTCCAATCTTCGGGAGTTAAATCAACTTCGTCTTGAGCCGGATAGATGTCTGTTTTAGTATCATTTACACCAAGGTCGGATGCAATCTCAATTAATTTTTTACGCATTGAGGATGCTTCAACAACACCATCAATAAATAAAACTAAATGGAGTCCGTTGGATTTTGATCGGAACGGGATGAGTGGGTACTTCCTTTTCCGTATAATTGATATAACTTCCTTATGTTGTATATTGTAGCGATCAACATCAATGACCCCCCAACTACATGTATTATCATCTCTGATAGGAACACTTCCATAATATTTTTCTCCAGTTAAATGTTGTAACCAATGCTCTTTGGTCATTGGCTTAGGTTCTACCCAATGTCTGAATTCTTGTTTACCATCACGGTCACGTTTTTGACCTAATGGTTCTGAAGCACCAAAATATGTAGAAGAGCCCTGGAAGAGTTCTACAAACTCCCCCAGGGTCTTGTCAAGTATTTCCATAAATTAGAATGGTGTTTTTTCTACTGACTCTTCTTTATCGTGACTAACTTTAACAGCGCCTTGCTTACAACTTTTATAGAAAGCATAAGCGGCTTCTAAGGTTTCGTTAGATTGTACGGTACCTTGATGTTCAATCTCCCAACCATACCAAGAACCTAAATTGTTCTTTTCTAGTACGGTTTTAAGAGTGTACAGCTGAGTAAATGGTGCAGGTTTAAAATAACCCGTTCCATCCTTTTTCTTTTCTCTAACTGACATCATCATCGAATTCCACTTTTTAGATTTTTTTCTTTGAGTAGATTTCATGGTCATCATGGCAGTATTTGCAACTCCCCCTTCTTCAACAACTAAAACATAGTGAGAAGCAGTCTCTTCAACGTAATTACCGTTTTCAAGTCTGTCTTTATTTTTATCGTCTCTTGTTGTTTTAGACATGATGTCACTATCTGATGAATAGATATTTACAGGTGCAGAACTTCCCTCCATACCTCTATCTCTCCATTCAATATACTCAAGTTTGTAAAAACATGGAATTACTGAAATTCCTTTTACACCATCATATAGTTGATTTGTTACAGTGTTAAATATCATTCCAGGCCTAGCCTCAGGAATGAATTGAGAGTCTCCTTGTGTTACTTGCGGAGACAATTGTCCAAGGATTTTTAAAAATGGTAATGCAAGACTTTTTGAATCTACATTATCAAATCCCTCATCTGCAAATTTTTCAATATTTAAATTTGCAACTGCGCCACCAGTTGGTCTAGTAGCGACTTCTTTTTTGTCGTTTAACTTCATAGTTTACCTCGTTATTATTTGTTCGTTATTTTTGTTTTATTAGCAATATATACTCCAAACATATCAAATGGAACCTCTTTCCCTTTTTCAACTTGCTCTTTTATAAAAGCTTTAAGAGTCATTGGTTCTACTTTTTGTTTTTGAGAATAACTAAAACCAAGTTGTTCACATATCCTTACTAATTCAGATACTTGATTATCTTGGCCTTTGTCTATATTCGCTGTTAAAACATTTTTGATCATGTCTCCATGACCATTATCCCTAAGCCAATCAAAAGCCTCATCATTTCTAGATTCAGGAATTTTAGCGGCATAAAAAGGTTTCACTTCAACCTTCGTACCATCAGATAGTTCCAATTTTGAAACACCTGCCTCCTGCATCATATCGGGAATTGTTCGTTCCTCGTATTCTTTGGCTTGTTTTTTTAGCTCAGAAATTTCTTTTTCTTTGTCTTCGATTTGTGTCAAAAGACTCTGAAACTCATTACATTTTTTAGATATGGATGCTACATCATCCTTACTTAATTCAATGTTTGAGAATTTTTCTATATCTAGATTTTCCATATTTTTCCTCCTAATCCTCTAATAATTATTTTCTTGATTAATGCAAGAAAAAAATTAATATATTTTTTTATGGAATGGAAATACCCCTACAAGACTCAACCGTTTGAGCATCAAAGAACTGCTCTAAACAAATCTGCAAACACATCTTCATATGCATATTTTATGGAAATGGGTACAGGTAAAACCAAAACTACAATAGATAATATAGGTTTTTTATATTTAAAGAAAGAAATAGATACAGTTCTAATTATTGCACCAAAATCAGTATACACTATATGGAGTAAAGAAATTGAAACCCATCTACCAAATGTGGTAGAAAGAGATATATTTCAATGGAAGGTTGATAAACCTAAAACATGGGAAAGATTTATTAAAAGTAAAAAGTTAAAAATATTTTTAATGAATGTAGAGGCCCTTAGCGGAAGAACTGGTTTAAAAGAAGCAGAGACTTTTTTAAAAAAATTTCCTAAAAATTTTGTGGCTATTGATGAGTCGACTACTATTAAAAACCCTAAAGCCAAAAGAACTAAATCTATTTTATCTTTACATAAACATTGTAAGTTTCGAAGAATACTTACTGGATCTCCGGTTACTAAATCTCCATTAGATTTATATTCACAATGTTATTTTCTAGATCCTAAACTATTAGGTTTTGAAAGTTTTTATTCGTTTAGAAATAGATATGCGGAAATGCAACAAATACAAATGGGTGCGAATAGATTTATAAGTATCCCTAAATTTTATAAAAATATAGAAGAGCTAGAAGGAAAACTAGAGAAGTTTTCTTATAGGGTTAGGAAGGATGAGTGTTTAGATTTAAAACCTAAAGTAAGACAAAAAAGATTTGTTGAAATGTCTACAGAACAAGGTTTGCTGTATGAAAGATTAAGAAGAAAAGCTTTAGCGATTGTTGGAGATACTACTATTTCTTTTTCTAATAAGTTAACTGAAATGATAAAATTACATCAACTTACAAATGGTTTTTGCAAAGATGATGATGGTAATATGATGGAGTTTGGTAAACAAAAGATAAATGCATTAGAAGAAATTATAGAAGAGACAGATGACAAGATAATTATCTGGGCCAACTACATATATAACATAGAACAAATAAAAGAATTCTTAACCGAAAAATATGGTAAAGATTCTTTTGTAGAAATATATGGTGCAACTAAAGTTAAAGATAGACAACAAGCAATTGAACTATTTCAAAATGATCCAAAGGTTAGGTTCTTTGTCAGTAATCCAACTACCGGTGGTTATGGTTTAACATTAACTGCCGCTAATACAGTGGTGTATTTTTCTAACAATTATAATTTAGAAGTAAGAAAACAATCTGAAGATAGAGCACATCGGTCTGGTCAAAAAGGTACGGTAGTGATTATAGATATCATAACTAAAAACACTATTGACGAAAAAATAATGCAAGCACTAACTAAGAAAGGTCAGATAGCGGCTAAGACTCTAGGTGAAGAAGAACTAAAAGATTGGCTATTGTAACTTTTTAAATTGTTCTACTCTTTCTAAAAATTTATCACCAAACTCAATTAAGTCTGGTTCAGACAATTTAAATTCTTGATACTGTAAATCTCTTGTACAAATACTAATAACCCCTTGTTCAATAGGCCCATAATTTTCTTTATGTGCTAAATAGTAAGCACCTAATTGTAATTTATAATCTTCTACCCAATCTTCTCTTTTAGGTTTGTTAGCTTGTTTAAAGTCTACAATTGATGGTTTACCATAGGCCATAGCAACTAAATCTGTTGTTCCCGCAAATTCATTTTTATATTCTAAAGATACTTCGTTGCCCCAAACTTCTTCTATTTTTA